TTTGCTAGACTAAATGTAGTAAAGAAAACTCCCCAACCAGTCAACACAACTGACCCCTGCCAAGGGACTGAAAATGTAAAAAGAGGGCAAGATGAGAACAAAGCTAATTGAAAGTAATAAACCGGAAAGATATATTAATAGTGTTAGGAATGCTGATAGTTCTGCTGCGGCAGCTACAATCCCTGTTGGTACGCCTCTTATTTTAAACCTGAGTGCAACTCCCCAACCTCCAGCTTATTCTAATGGTTTACCTGCTGGTTGGGAAGATGGACTTCAAGTTGTACTTCCAAGTACTGCGGCGGCTGCTAATGCTTCCGCACCTAGTTTATTTTATTTCGGAGTAGCTGCTGGACCTATTGTCTATCCTGCTTATGGAGAGGCTGTAGTTTCAGGAGTCTGTATGTCGGCAGTAGTTCGTGCCACTCGTTCCGCTACTACTGTAAGTTGGGCTTCTGGAGCTACTGCAAGTGTTAGTGGTGATGCTTTAACTATTGATACTGTTAATAATGCTTTTGGTACTGCTGCAAGTGCTGCCAGTGCTCAAGCTATCCTACTTGATAACTTTGCTACTATGGCTGGTTCCGCTACTAATGCTACAGATACTAGACTTGCTGCTACAGTTTTGTTAAGAACTTTTGTTAGACAGATGTGATTCCCCTCACGTCATGGGCAGTCAGGGTGGAGGATTTTCTGGCTGCCTTTTTCTTGGAGATTCTGATGCCTATTAAGAAGAAGAAGAAGAGAACACGTATCGTGGTTGGAACTAATAGTCTGACTGAGATGCAATATCCTGCTTATACGAATCACTGCCAGTTTTGGTTCCGCTTGGGTCGGAGTTACCCTGAAGTGGATTTTATTATATCTAATCCTGCTAGGATGAGTATAGACAGAATGAGAAACATGACAGCGCGGGTTGCACTGGAAGCTTCAGCTGACTATATCTTATTTTTGGATGATGATGTTATTGTAAATCCTAACTACGGACTAAAGCAACTGTTGGACTGTAAAGCGGATGTAGCTGCTGGTAAGATCTGTGTCCGTGGTTATCCTTTTGACTATATGAGTTTCTCTAGGGATAAGGAGCAAGGACTTGTAATAGATAAAGAGCTTCCTAGAACTGGAATAGTTAACAAGGAAGCTGTAGGATTTTCTTTTGCACTACTTAAAGTTGAGCCTCTTAGTCACCTGAGGGAACCTTATTTTATGACCGGGCCGAATTTTACTGAGGATGTATATTACTGTATAAAGCTTAAACAACTTAACCCGGATGCGAAAATATGTATCAACTGCGAATGTGAATGTGGTCATATTTTATGGCCTGAGGTTATACATGAAGCCAACAGGGATGCTTACAAAAAGTACTTCGAGATGCTGAATAAAGTCACTCCGGTAGATAAAAATGGACCGGGGTTAAGTGCTAGCAGTGTCAACAGAAAAGACAGAGATGCAGAATATCTTGCTATGGTGAAACATGAAACTAAATCTAGGAAGCGGGCTTAGTAAATTCAAAGGTTATGTTAATATCGATAGTGACAGGAATTGTAAACCTGATTTTGTTCTTGATTTTGTTAAGAAAGACTTTCCTTATACTGATGGGTCGGTAGAGGAAATTCTCTTCTTCCACTGTATAGAGCATATTCAGAAGCGGTTCCATCGTAAGATACTTCTGGAATGCTCAAGAGTACTTAAGGTAGATGGTATGCTGCTTATAAGTTATCCTGATTTCTGGGAATGTGCTCAACGGTGGCGTAAGAATATGTTAGGTATGAAGGATTTTTGGGAAGCTACACTTTATGGTAGGCAAACTAGCCCACAGGATTTTCATGTATGTGCTATGGATTCTGATGAGCTTAAGATGCTATTGATAGAGTGCGGTTTTGAATCTATAAGTACTACACCAGAATCTAAAGAACCCTATAACAGAATAACCAAGGCAGTAAAGAAATCTAAGCCGGCAGTAACTTATGAAGAGTTATTAGCTATAGACATACGTAACATGGAGGTTCACATTGTCAATTACAGTAAAACATAGCTTTGTTTCAGCAAAACCTGAACAGACTGACCCTAGTCTCATAGGGCCTAATGAGTGGAATGCACTTCATACTGTTACAGATACTAGCAGTTCTTATAATATATATAATAATCTAGACTATAATTTTGCAGCTATCTCTCCTGGTGGAAATTTAATTGGTGGTATTTCTAATACTATAACACTTCCTAATGTTCCTCTGGGTGTAAATGGAGCTGATTCTAAACATTATTTATATATAAGTGGGGGTACTGGTGCTGCTGAAGCTGTTCTAATTACAGGGGGAACTGCAACTGAAGGTAGCACAAATCAAACTTTAACTTTTACTCCAGCTAATAGTCATAGTGGTGCTTGGACTCTAAGTAGTGCTACTGGTGGAATTCAGGAAGCTATTATACATGCACCTAAAAGTTCTAGTGTTGGTTATCAAGCTAAAATTTACATACCACAAAATGTTACTTCTTATGCTACAATTAATATTCCAGTATCAGCTTATGTTATAGAGGGTGCTGGTTACTTTGGGGCTACAATTACTAGACCTGGTACAACTAGTAATTATCATATGTTTGAACTTACTGCTGGTTCGATTTGTGAGTTTAGGAATATAAGTCTATCAGCAGTTTCAAACGTACCTCCTTTTGCACTAATACATTCACTCGGTAATGCTAATTTAAGGGTACTAAATACTCAGCTACTTAATGGATATTTTGGAATTCTTGCGGAACAACCAGCTTCTTTATACGTATATGAAAGTTCTTGGGTTAATGGTGTAAATGATGGGCAACCACAAGGTGGTATTAAAGTTATCGGACCAGCAAGTAATATTTATATCGCGAATTGTGTGATTGGCGGTTATGTTACTGGATCTAATTTTAATGCTACAGGTGTTTGGTTATTAGATGTAGATGGAGCTATGCTTGCTAATTCTGGATTTGCTGGTATTTATAGTTTACTCCTTCAAGCAACTACAACTACTGGTAAATGCATGAATATTTGGGCTGATAACTTACAATTTGATGGATATGGAAGTGCTGCTATTAGTTTTCAGGGTGTCACTACAGCATTTAATTCTATAAGGCTTTCTAATTGTCATGTTAATGGTCAGACATTATCACAAGGCTATGCTATTGATATAGGTTCAGTAGCTGCTTGTAGCCCTAAAAATGTACAAATACTAGGTTGTAATATTCAATCTGCTAGTTTTGATGGAATAGCTGTAGGTCCAGGAGCTAGCAATCTTATAATATGTAATAATTATATAACAGATAATAATCTTTCTAATGCTGCTCATCATGGAATATCTATGGTTGGGGGGCTTACTGATATACATATAGAAAATAATACAATAGGTAATGGAAGAGCAGGTTCTGGGCATCAAAACTATGGTATTTCTATTGCTGGCACTTTTGGTGGAACTATAATTGGAAATGATTTGACAGGTAATACATCTGGGCCTATTAATATTACTGGGGCTATTAATGGTATAATTATAAATAATTTAGGTATTGATAGTATTACTGGTGGTCCGATTTCTTCTGCTGCTTCAATAGCTACACCATTTAATTTAGTTTCAACTATAACTGGTGTGACCAGTGTATTAACAATAACTGGTGGCTGGATTGGAAGAAGAATTAGACTAGTAAAAACTGATACTGGAACTTTGACTGTAGGTGGTGGTGGAAATATACCTGGAACCCATAGTATGACACAAAATACAGCTCTAGATTTAACTTTTGATGGAACTAATTGGTACTAGCTATGCTTCAAGAAACAACTAATGATATTGTACAGAAGCTATCTACTAAAAATATAGATATGCGTGGGCGTAGAGATATTAATTGTGGAGATGCTCAGGATAAACAGGATTACATAACACTTAATGACTTACAGACTAAACTTGCACCTAGTGCTTATACGGATACTACACAGGCTAATAATATAACTAGTGGAATCTTATCCTCGGCTCAGCTACCTAATCCTACACCAACAAAACTTGGTGGTATAAAATCTATAGCTCAGGTAGCTCATCAATTTGTACAATGGATTGATAATCTTGGGAATCCTAAGCTTGCTCAACCTAGTTTTAATGATCTAAGTGGTTCTTTAAGCCTAGCTCAAATACCTACTAGTGCTAGGCCACCTAGTACTCAGTCAAGTCCCACTAGAGCATTTAGTATTATTTATCAAAATACTGGTGTAACACCTATTTATGTTGCTGTAGCTGTAGGTATAGCATGGTTAACAGGTACTCAAGTCTACGCGGTTGCTCAAACTGATGCTTCAAACCCACCAACAACTTTTGTGGGTATTGTTTCTGTGAATGCTACTACTGGTGGAAGTAGTAATGGTACAATGACCTTTATAGTTCTTCCTAATAACTACTATAGGGTAACTACAAGTGCTACTGGTAGTATTGGAATCAACTATTGGACTGAGTGGTCTTAAGGTATGGGTAAAACAAGAGGTCAAGTTAAAGCTGATATTCAAAACAACTTGATAGAGTTAAACTATAACTTCTATAGTGATAATGATTTAAATAATTCTGTACAAGATGCTTATGATGATATAGCTATACTGACTCAGTGTATACAAAAGAACATAACGTTAAATTGGATAAGTAATCTTAGTTACTATGATTTTAAAAATAATCTAGGAGTGAGTGACTATTTAGGTACTATTGCTATTTTCAATCAGGTTACTAATCTATGGCTGAGAGATGATTTGAGCTTAAAAGACTTTGATAGAATTAGAAGAGATTGGGAGAAGTGGATTGGTACACCTTTATTTTGGGCACCTTCTGATTATAAAAACATTGGTATCTGCCCGAAATATCTGGCTAGTAATATTACCTATGGAGCTTTCTGGTCGGGTGCTTTTGATTCTAATTCTTATTGGGTTGATAATTCTGCTCAGACGCCGTTAGGTAGTTTTATTCTTTACTACTGGGCTTTGGCACCTCAGCTAGTTTCTGACAGTGACACTTTCTTGATAGCCAGTGATAAAACAACAGCAATAACTAGATATGCTACTGCGGATTTACTTGAACAAGCTCAAGAATTTAATAAAGCACAACTTTTTTGGGCACCTTATCAGGAAGATGTAGTTGAGTATGCTGACCGCGTGAAACGGAACAATAAAGCGGATTTGTTACTCAGGATTTAAGAAAGAGGTAAAGAAATGGCTTCTCTAGGTATGCTTTCAATCATTTTGGCACTTATATGTTTTATGCTAGCCGCAATAGGTGTTCAATCACCTAAGCTTAACTTAGGTTGGTTAGGTTTATTCTTCTTTGCTTTAGCAGGGTTACTGAGATGAGTCTCTGGACTGATCAAACTATAACCCGGTTTAGTAATGATGGTGAGAATGATTTCGCTGAGGAGTATCCTTGTATTCTGACCAGAATGAGCTTACCTGTAATAGCTACACAAGCAAAATACTTACTACCGGATTCAATTCGGAGTATCAGGCGGATTACATGGCAGGGGACTAAGTTAGATCCTCTAAGTCAAAGAAACATGAGGGAAGTGTTTAACTTCGCTACACAGATAAGTAAACCTTATTGGTATGTATTTAATAACATAGGTGCAAATACTATCCAGTTTTTCCCAATTCCGGATCAGACTATAAATCCAAGCGGTGGTAACCTCTATAGTGATGCTATAACTTCAGATGTAATTATAGAGTACTTTATCTTACCTGACTTTGTAAATTACACTATACCTGTTTACTTCCGGAGGCGCCTTTTAAAAGCTTATGTGCTAAAACAGTGCTTTGGTGTAGAGGGTGCGGGGCAGAATTTAAAGAATAGAGACTACTTTAGTAATAGGTGGAATCAACTTAAGCAAGTCTATGGTGTGTTTCTGGATGAAATACATAACAAGTCACGAAAGCTGTGCTTGAATGGTATAACTAGCAGTCAGTTTTTTCCACATACACCTATCTTACCTGTTAGCAAGTTTGGAATTGGAATCGATGACGGGTATTAACTATGGCTGTTGATATTAATCTTTACTATTATAGACGCTACTTGATAGACCCACAAACTCCTATGGAATCTAATACTCCACAGCAAATACCTAAAAGCCAAGCACCTGATCCAAATTTATGTTACTACAGGAGGTATGTGAATGATCCGGCTACCTGCAAGTAAATTTATAACTTTTGAAACTGCTCAAATAGAGAAGTTTATTAATGAGCTTGATCAAATCAAAGAATCTTGGGAGTTCAGGTTAGTGAATCTGGAGGACAGAATAAAGAAACTAGAGCAGCAACTTAAAGGAAAGGCAGCAACACCGCGTGCCTGAAACTTTATTTATTAAAGACTTTAGTGCTGGTTGGTGCCCTAGCGATGACGTTGTGAATGGGCGATCTAATGCTTTGCTCCAGATGGATAATTTAGAGCTGGATAAGAATGGTGCGCTGCAACTTATAGGTGGAACCCGGGTTAAGTATAGTGGATTCCCAGCTTCCGCGCATACTTTATTTTCTAGATATATTAATGGCGTTAGGCATGATTATGCTGCTCTTACTGATGGAACTGTCTGGCGTGATAATGCTAGTATCATGATAGGGGGGGATTCACAGAATGCTGCTTTTGGAACAGCTTTCAACTTTACCCTGATTTGTAGTGGGAATAGCAGGTGGAAAGATACAGGTACCACATTAGAAAATTTGGGAGTAACACCTGTAGGCCAACTTAGTGTGGCTGGTAATGAGACTTGTTTTACACCTTTCATTCCTCACTTATCCAATATTGTAGTCCCGCCTGGGCAAGGTTCTGCTACTGCTAGTGGTAGTTTACTTCAGATGACTACTAATTCTAGCGGTGGTGCTGTTGTACAATCTTATAACATACCTAGTATACCATTCGACTATACCAAACTTACTAGTGCTTCAAATTCTGGTACTATGCTTGATACTGATATCGTCTATGTATTACTTAATAACTTCTACTTAGCTTCTGATGGGTTTCAGATAGATTTTCTACTTGATGTTCCAAATTCTAGTGGTGACCAGGTAAGTGACTATTACTCTTATAATACAGGAAGTGGTGAGGGTGCAAATCAAGTTAGTGTTGATATTTTTGCAACTGGTATTCAGCTTAAAATTCAACGTGGAATGTTTACTCGTTACGGTACAGCAAGTAATCTCTCATGGTCTACAGTTTATGGTGTTAGACTTTCTTTCAGTACTTTAAGGGTTGCACCACAAACACTTTATGTAGGTGTAGAAGCTAGTGGTATAGCTTTCAAAGGTGGTACTGCTACTCCTTTGGGGCTTTGGGATTATGCTCTGATGGGAGTAAGTAACACAGGATCTTACTTAGCTAAATCTGTGTTAGGTCCACTACTTCTTAATATGAATACACAAGATTATTATACTATAACAAAGCTAGCTTGGGCTGCACCTTCTGATCCACAGATTACTGAAATTTGGATTTTTAGACGTAACGCCGCGGCAGGTGGGAGTATAGGCGGGTTAAATCAATGGTATAGGGTAGGAGTAGTACCTGTAGGAACTACAACTTTCTGGGATACTACTCTGGATCAGACTGCTTTAAATCTAGATATAACTGTTAATTTAAATTTGGTTTCTATCACAGCTAGTTCTATAACAGATAAAATTTATGATATAGTTGGACCTATTGCAGGTCGCTGGTATTACTTTACAACTAATTTTATGTACCCTTCAGATATTAATGACCCTGATCTTGTTGATACTTCACTCGCAGTGCGGACTAGTGGAAGTTCTAGTGAACTAATTATGTGGGCACGGGCTATAAGTGCTGCTGTGGTAGTTATAGGAACTAATGTAGATTGTTATCTGTTGACTGGTACTTTTACAACATTTCCAGATAACACTATTGATATTTACTATCAATCACTTGGTGTAAAGTTCCCACCTATAACTTATGATGCTGTAAGTTACGGTGGTGCTATTTATTATCTTAGTAGTGATGGTTGGAGGATTGTTATGCCTACTAGTTTTGGTACAACTTATGCTAACCAGAATAACCAACTTATTGTTGCACCTAACCTAGATAGACTCTATAATAATGAAATTTGCTATGGATATGTACCGGCTAGACTTCAAATAGCCCCTGGGAGTGTCCGCTATCCAGTAACTATAGGTCAGAATAAACTTTGGTGTTTTATTACAGGTACAGGCCGGTGTGAAGTATATGATTTTGTTAGGCAGTATTGGAGAACTTTTAATTATAACTTGGGTGATGCTACTGCTGTGGCAGCAACTCAGGATGGTCAAATCCTAGCTTTCTATGGGGATCTAAAAATACGGGAGATAGGTATCCAAAATAGTAAGTTGATAGACAACACTACTAAACAGACCATTAACTTACTTCTACCTTATAAGGATAATGGTAAGCCACGACAGAGGAAGGATACTTATACTTTTAAGTCTAGGTGTTTCACTGGGCAGGGTAGTTTTAGTGTTAGGCTAATAGATGAGAACAACTCTTCTTACACCATAGGTACGATAGTTTCTGGTTCCGCGATTACGGAAAAGTTTCTAGATGCCTCCCAAGCTCTAGGCCAGAACCGTCCTAAGTCTTATCAGATAGCTATAACTGGACAGTCTTCTGACTTTAGTATAGAAGATTTCTCAATAGACTATGATGCAAGACCTGTACCCCTAACTTTTCTCCGTATTTATCCTTCTAACATGGGTAGTGCTACTCAGAAGCGGCTTAGAACTTGGCCTTTGGTTATAGATACACTTGGAAATAATGTAGTCTTTACACCTGATGTTGATGGTGTTCAACAGCTTCCAACAACATTCAATACAACATATAAGCAAACCGTATTTCACTTTTTCACTACAGATATATTTGGTATAGATTATGGTGGGACACTCTACGACTCTACAGGACTTATGGAAGTTTGGGACAATGGTATTACTAGTGGAGGATTAAGTCCGGATATTGTTCAGAACTTACCTATAGCTCATGAATTCGATCAGGTTGGACCTATAGAAATATTCAGATATGGTAAGATAGTACGGATGGCACTTAGAACTATGAGTCAGGGGAGTCCTATACCTTTTAAGATTTATATAGGTGATACTGTAACTTACACTGGTAATTTCAATGTAAACCCGGGTAAGGAGGATGAATATGTTGTAGACCTACCTAAGGGTGTAAGTGGAACTATTATGAGGATAGAACTTGGTCCCTGCGGATTCACTTTTAACAGATACTACATGAAATTCCAGGTAGCTATAAGTGGTGCCCAGAAAGATACTGAATTACAGTGGATAACTTATCCTGGTATAACTAGTCAGTTAGCCGGCGGGATTTAGGAGGGAAGGGAAGTATGACACCAAGTCCAAATGCAGGATTACTAACAGGAATAGCAGCAGCATTAGCAGGTGCAGCAGGAGCTATACCGTCAACTACTTCAGGAACTACAGATCAAAATACAAGTTCTACCCAGAATACAAGTGGAACTTCAGCTACTTCTAGTGATCTACTTAACTTCCTCCAAACCCTAATGCAAATAAGTGGTGCTACACAGCAAACCACTACTGGAACTACTACTCCTGTTTTAACTCCAGAAGAGCAAGCTTTGATGACTAAACTTGTTAGTCAGGCTGGAGGATTACAGGCTCCTAGTTTAGGAGGATATGTAGCTGGACAAACTGCTAATATTAATGCTGGTGCTGATGCTCAAAGTAAAGCTGTGGATGCTATTATGGCTTCCAGAGGTTTAAGCACTAGCCCTGTTGCAGCTACAGCACAAGGTGGAGTACAACAAAATAGGATTAATCAAATAACAGGTATGGAGCAACAAGCACCGCTTTTACTTAATCAGTTACAACTGGCCAACCTAGCTGGTGCAGGTGGTTTATTTGCTAACTTGCCTAAAGGCACAACTACTACAGGTACTCAAGCTGGAACTAGTACTCAAACTCAGACTGGAACTCAAACTGGACAGCAAACCGGAAGTACAATGGCAAATCAGTCTGGGATGCAGACAGGAACATCAGCTACTACAGGAACTTCAACACAAACTAAACCTGGAGGATTAGCTGGTGCTTTAGGTGGTGCTGGAAGTGTCTTAGCTAGTGTTTTACCCTTCTTATTCCTTTCTGATGAACGGCTTAAGACTGAAATTAAAGAGATCCCACAAGATAAAGCTATAAATAAAATAAGAGCACTTAGGAGTGCAGAGTGGGCTTGGCGCGGCAGTCACAGCGGACCTGAAAATAAAGATATAGGTTTTATAGCTCAAGATGTAGAGAAAGTTCTACCTGATCTTGTTAAAGAAACCCCTATAGGTTATAAAGCTATTAACTATGCTGGTATAATCCCTTATCTTGTTGGAGCTGTTCAGAACCTTGATAAGCGGGTCGGGAGTGGGAGTTAGCTATGGCTCAAGAACAAGCTAATATGATCCTTGAAGCTTGGCTCAGGGGTCTTCAAGGTGCTCAAGCTGCAAGTCAGTTCAAGAAAGAACAAGAGTTTAGGGAGAACGAGCTTGCTGAGAGAAAGCAGGAGCATGAAAATACTTTAAATCTAGAAAGTGCTCATTTTGATGCACAACAGAAAGCTGCTGAGAAACTTTTTGAGTTACAGAAATCTGAAGCAGAAGCTAATCAAGCTCAGAAAGAGCTAGCTCAAGTTCAAGCTTTTCAACAAACAGGAATAACTCCTTCAGGTGCAGCAGTTCAACCAGGACTAACACCTGCACAACCTTATCAAGCACCTGTTTCAACTTTTAATCCACAGACTGGTCAAATTACTTTCCCACAGGAGAATAAAGTAGCCCCTTTAACTTTAACAGGGGCAGAAAATAACCAGGTATTCTTTCCAGGCACAGGAAGAACATATTCCGCGCCGCCGTTAAGTTCTAGTCCTGCAGCACTTCAAGCAGCAGCAGTAGCTAGACAACAGGAAGCTGCTAGGATTAATGAGCAAAGAGTATTACAGCAGGAAATGCTGAATAGGGAATCAGAATTAGCCAAGATTACCCAAGCGGAGGAAACTAAGAGATACTTAGCCCAGATAAATGCTCAGAAAGATTTTGATGCTAAAAGAGCAGCTGCAGAAACAGCAGGTAGAATTTCTATAGCTAATATTGAGGCTGCTGAGAGAATTAGACAATCTATGATAGCAGCTACTGGCGGGTTGAGTGAACTCTCTGGTGGTAATTTATTTGGTCAACCTAAAGGAACAGGGCAAGGTGGAGTAGCTATAACTTCAGGAGATGGGCAACCACAGTTTAATGTTCCTGGTCCAATAGGATCTACTATTAACCAGTCTTTAACTAATATCTATAAAGGTACTGATAGTTTGGAAAGACAGGAAAAAGTTAACCCTAAACTTAAACAGGTAATCTCAAGTGCAGCAGCAGCTTATAATGTAGGTTCTCTAACAGACCAGGAGGTTAAAGATTTAAAAGACACTCAACTTATGGCACAAGCTGCCCCAATTCTACATGACCTGCATATACTTAGGAGAGACTCCCCTACACTTATTAATATCCCTGGAACTACTGATTTTAAAAAATTCCAATCTCTTCAGAATCAACTAGATACCTTAATTCCTAAAATAGCTACTTCTTTAAGCGGCAGTAAGAGAATGTCAGAACCTGAGCTTAAGAGATACTTTGAGGGTTACTCACCTAATAGAATACCTGTTATATCTGGAGCAGAACCTGAGAATGAGAAGTACAATAAGTTTGTGACACAAGATCTGTGGGGTAGAGCTAAAGATCTTGTGCAAGGGTTGCCTGAAGGTCAACAAAATGCTATTCTAAGTGGTTATAAATTTACTCAACTACCAAGTACTATTATAACTAAACCTGGTGGTGGGCCTACTAAAAGTAAAACTATACAGTGGATAAGAGATCCTAAAACAGGTAAATTAGTACAAGCGGGAGGTCAATAGGATGCCACTAGCGGATGGTTTATCGAATATAGTAAATTTACCTGATGGAACAACTCATGTCTTTCCTTCAGATGCTACTGCTGATGAGATGCAAGCTGCACTTTCACTTGGACTACCAAAAGCAAAGCCAGGTCCAGATAAGTATAATTTCGACCCGGCGTTAAGTGCTGCTATTGATTTTGTAAGACCTTTCATAGCTGGAGCAGGAGGTACAGCAGCAGGTGCTGGTGCTGGTTTATTAACTGCAAATCCTATAGTTGGTTTTGGAGCTGAGGTAGGAGGTTATGCTGCTATAGATAGAATGCTGAATGCACTTAAACCTATCCAGCAAACTCCAGCTGGTCAACAGAATGAGGGTATAACAGATAGTTTAAAGGATGGTTTTATTAATGCTATAGGTGGAAGAATCATAGGTGGTTTGTGGAGAGGTGGGAAAGCTATAGCTAACGCAAGTACACCAGAGATATATAAATTTGCTCCTACTACTAGCCAAGCTCTAGAAGCTTATGGTCATCATATGTTAGCCACAAGTGCTAAATTTGCGGAGGATTTTGGTGCTACTGGTGCTAAAGCTGCTGCTTTGGATAAAGCTGGTGGCGCAGGATTTACACAAGCTTTAGGTATGGCTAATGCTATGAACGGTAGACCTTTTACTGTTAACACTGACCCAGTAAAGCTAGCCGATAAGCTCAGAACTACACTTGAAGGTGGGTTAAGTACTAATCCAGCTACTTCTTTTAGACCTGCCTCCCATTATGCTAGTGAGGAAGCCTTAGATATTCTGAGTGGAGGACAGAATCCTTTTCAGAAACTTGATGATGTGATTCAAGATCCTGATAGGTTAAGTAAAGTACTTAAAGCCGGTCAACTTATGGGTCCAAGTGGGCTTAATGTTAGAAAAGATCTTCAAGCTTATCAGTTTATGCGTATAGTTAATACAGCAGCTACTAGGGATGCTTCAGGTGCAGTAACTAGGTTAGATCCTAATAAACTAACTAGGATGTGGACAGATCCAGAGATGAACACTAGTCTTAATACGCTTTTTGGTAAGTCTGGAATGCAGGATGTTCAGGATTTTATTAAAAATATAGCTTATACACAAGACAAGCAGCAAACTTATCCTGTAGCTAAACAACTTAGGTTCTTAGGTTCAGGTTTCTCATTAGGCTTAGGTTTGTTAAGTAACAACTTGCATATGGCTGCTACAAGTGCTACAAGTATAGCTGGTCTGTACCTACCAGTTGCAGCTATGGGAAGATTATTAACTAATCCAGCTACATCTAAAATAGTTACAAAGATTGCAGGTAGTCAGCCACTTGATGCTTCATCAGGTTATATAGCTAAAGCACTTACTAGCGCGTTACAAGGTATTAATATAGCTGCAATAGATACGAAGGGGAATAAACAGTGGGGTACTTTAGAAAAAACAGAGGGTGGAAGTGGAGACTATAGTTTTGTACCTAATAAGTAGGTGGGAAGTTTAAACATGCGAACTCACCATGATACTTAAGAGCAGCTTTATCGTAGGCATGGGCTGCTTCTAGTTCGTCTTTGAAATAACCTATGAAATAATTTTCATGATTAGCTCTTATTCTAACCATCCATTTTTTACCTCTACTATACCAAGCTACCCCTTTATATTTAGAGCTATAATTAATTAAATCACTATATAATTTAGTTTTATTCTGAGCATTTTGTGTAGCTGTACAAATTCTTAAATTTTCTTTCTGATTATTTAAGAAATTTCTATCAATATGGTCATAAATAACATTGTTATTCCTCATAATATAATTTGAAAGTTTTATATGTGGCCTTTGTGTACTATCAATTCTTCTTGTTATATTATAACCTCTAGCAGCACCGTGAATACACCAATTATAAAGTTTAACTCTATCGTAATCTTCATCATCTACTAGAATAGAATATTTTGGATTAGTTGTAGGAATAGCTTTCATAAAAGGAGTCTTTTAGTAATGGACCTAGAGTTTTTGGGGGACTCATTCTGCCTTCGGGCTGCGGGTTTTGAAAGAGGCTATCTAACGGTACAGTTTCAAGATGGTAGTGTTTATACATATGAAAATGTTTCTCCACAAACTTATGTTGCGCTCAAGCGGAGTGTATCTAAAGGATACTATTTTAACCGTATGATAAGAAATAACTACAGCTACTTTCAAGGTGTACCTTCAGAACCTACTAACATAGATGCTAAATACTTTGAACAGGTGTTGGATACAGCAGTTCAGGTAACTGAAGAAGAGGCAGGCTTCTAACCTTCAGACTCAAACCCTAGAAACTCTTCAATCTCCCCTTGAAACCCACACTTTAAGCACCTAGCTATTGTTCCACTATCTGAGTAGCCAGTTTCAAAATCTATCCCATAGTCGTATTCTTTAGTTACAAATTCTTCTGAGTCACACTGTGGGCATCTAGGTGTTTCTTTAGCTTTAGGTTTAGCTTCAGGTTTAGCCAAGGTAGAATCCATCCTTTTGAGCTTCCTGCCAGTTAGCGTATTCGTACCACCTACCAGCAAAGTAAATCTTGATCCGCGCGGGGTCAGGTTCCAGCGGGTCAGGTTTTACTTCCAGCTCTTTTTTAGTACTTTCTGGCTGATGTTCAGACCTGGCCCGCCCGCACGTTAGACACTCCTCCCTGCTTCCTTTGCTGGTTCTGAAATTAGAACACCCACTCACTTCAACATCTCCAGTGCTGTTTGTGTTAATTTCCAGTATTCGCCTTCTTTCATCATGTGAATTTGTAACATCCCCGCTTCCACTAAAGCATCCCTAGCTTTATCTAGCAGTGTTATATCTAAGTTCTGCCAGTGTGCTCTAACTATACTCTTTCTGGCAAGCATGTTATCTTTAGCTGCTGCCAATTCAAGAACAATCACCCCACCAACACTACCCAAATCTGTTTTTGCGTTGCTCATAGTAAACATGCTGTAGTTTTTAATTAAACTCAGGCATTCCTCGATTGCTTGCTCAATGTGTCTTTTCTGAATACACTTTGTTAGGTCATTCGCTGCAAGTATCATACTTAACTTTAATACATGAGTATGTACTCTACCTATAAAACCTGTAGTTTCTTTTCTTTTGTTATACTCCTTTCTGAATGGACTATACCATGATTCGTATTCTGTAATAGCTTCTTCTATAAAACCAAACTCACCAGTAACTTGAGCTACCTTTTTCAGGTGTTGAACTACACGGTCTTTACTTTCCTTCCTAGCATCATGGTCAACTCTAAGTAAACTATTAGGTTCACGGAACTCATCCGGCATTATAAGTAAGGTACGGGCAATAAAGCCACCACCTATGATAGCATCATTAAAGAATCCTTGCAGCATCTTTTCGTTACTTGCAGAAAACATTGAAAATACGACCCGCGTTAAGTCGAACTTGGGTCCGGTACGAAGCCTATGTTGATAAGGTGTAGGCTTGTAATCATATATATCGGTAAGTATCTTAATACCTTCTACATTATTCACTATACCAGCACTAAGTTCAGTTGAGAAAAAGGTAGCTGAGTTACACTTCACAAGTTTACCAAAGTTATCAGTTTCAGCCACAGCTAATTCATCAAGTATACCTTCCACAGAAGCTCTGCCAGCTATAGATTTTATGCCAGCTATATTAGTTACTAACCCTTGGCTTAATTCAACAGGGGCATTTTTTCTATGGCCCGAGCTTTCAGCCAAAAGCATAATATAAAGATTAGGGAAGAGGAAACTATCTCCAAATTTAAGATAGCAACGGTCCCGCATAACTGACGAAATCGTTGAGAAACTACTCCACTTCCAAAAACTTGTTGGACTTTCATTACGTTCTGTGTGGTTAATAACTGCACTGATGAAGTTTTCAGCCACATCACTCCTATCCCTCCAGGCTTTTAGCCTACTAAGAAGCTTTAGACTTTATAGCTACTAACTTATTTAGTTAGCATTCTCCTTTAGATAACTCTAGTAGTAGCAAGCTCAGAGAGCTGCACTTCCTTTAAATCTTCCTCGAACCAACTTTCACCTACAGCCACTTCACAAGGTATTACTAGCCGAATATCTCTAGATAGTGTACACTTCCTAAAGTCAATCGGTTCACTCTCAACGTTTCGTTTATACAACTCAGCAAATTCTAGCTCACGTCCTTTCTTAACCTCCGCTAGAATACCATCATGACCTTCTTCTAGCAAGTGTGCCCAAGAGTAGATACTGTTGTCACTGAAGGTACGTCCTATACCAGCAAACTTAGTCTGGTCACTAACTATAGCTTGTGGCAAGAAACTAATAGCCTGATTATAAGTTTCCTTCTCAATCCTATCAAAGAAATCTCTTCTTCTACCATTCGGAGCTACAAGACAGTGACTTGGCATATCTAAAGCATTCTTAATTCCGCTATGAAAACTTCTTTTAATTTCAGGTTGGAAACCATGAAGCTTATCTAGAATATCTTTACATTCCTTCAATGGACGTTGTGTCATCATGACAAGTCTGTCTGGTCCCATGTTTCTTTCAGCAGCATGTCTGACAGTCTTAGCCATATGATATCTGTCCACTCCATCTACTAGAGTGTTTTTCTTAATCTCATTAGGTTTACATGAGTAGAGCCAAGATCCTGTCAGTCTGTGAATACCAGGCGGCTCGAAGATACTCATATCCAGGTTTCCACTTAAAACCCGATCCACTCTAGCTTCAGCAGAGTTTAAATCACACTCTACAAAGTTGTAACCATGACTAGGTACAAAGATACTACGTAGATCCTTCCCATATGTAATCCCATCAATAGTGAATCCATGTTTACCGATAGTTTGGAGACTATGACCTAAATTAACTATAAATATCTTATTCCCATCCAGTACTAAAATCTGATCTGTAGACTTACCTGCACTTGTTCTGGCATTTTCAGTTCCAGTCAAGTTATACTCGCACCTGAAACGGCCATCAGGATAAGTTGGTAATTCTAGGATCTCAAGAACTTTTTTGACCTTCCTAGCTCCTATGATAGCTGCAAGTACTACAGGCCCAAAGTTTGGACTGCGTTCCGCGATACCATGTACAGAAAGATAGTCTAGAGATTCCTCATCAGTGCTAGGTTTACCATCTTTAGTGGATTTCATCCCACGTAGTTTTTTGTATCCTAACTCTTCAAAGATAGCATCATGACATTGCTTATGACTAATAGGATTAAAGTAATCCCAACCTAAAAGTTTCCTGCACTTTAACTCTTGAACATGAAGTAAGCTTTGGTATCGAGCTAAAAGCTTCTGTCTCTTAGTATCATCAATTCTGAAACCCCTATCTTCCATTCTTCTGTAGATAGGTAGAATAGTTGTCAAGTTATCATATACTAACTTCGTGCCAGTTTCAATCAGCTCTATTTTTTGTTGTGTGTAGATCTGACTTGTAGCAAGAGAATCCTTAGCGTTATATAGATAGTATCTATCACGCTTACCTTTATCAGGATCAAATTCTTTACCTTCATCCTTAAAGTAGGGAAGTTCAGTATAGATAGAAGTAAGGAAACCTAAATTCTTTGGGAACTCACAGTAGATAACACTAGTAGCAAGCATAGTGTCTCCCATTACGTTATTGACTTGGAATCCCCAACGCTCGAGAATCTTCCAATCATATTTTATATTCTGATTTACCTTTGGAAGAGGTGAGCGTAAGATCCTATCCACCAACTCAATCATTAGTGCTCGCTGGTCTATATCGATAGTAGAATCTAAGATAGGTATACAGACAGACTCAAAGCCATCAAAGCAGAAGCTTATACAGATAGGTATCTGAAGGTAGGTTTCAATATCAAAGACTAGGAAGCCTTCCCTAGCTACACATTCTTTATAGGCTCTATCTAGATAGGCTCGTAATGCTGATGCAGACCGGGCTACCCATATATTATATTGGTTATCTGGTATAGGATTATTATTTAAGTACTTGGGTATTTTACCAAAATCTATACGACTTATTACACGTAGTCGGTATTCCTGGTTTAGGTAAGGATAAGGACCAAGGATAGGTAGAACTTTTAGATTCTCATTGTTTATACTTAACTCACCTGTAGGAGGAAGAACAGAACCACGGAACTTACGGATGCTGGTTAAGTTCGTTAAGTAGTTGAAGCTTAACTCACCAAGAGGAATCAAGAGATTCAACTTAAGTCCGTTAAGTTCATCAAGCAGCATAGGACCATAAGTCTGCTTAAGTTCTACTATCGTGGCTTCATATTTTGTTTTATCCAAGCGAGAGTCTGGTGGTGCTTCTTTTATTAGGCAGGTCCGATAAAAATCTTCTAATGTAAGGTTGTGCTCCTTACAGAACTTACGTAGTAAGTCACCGCTATATCCAGTAAGAGCATAACTAGTCTCAAAGTCTTTGCCTTGAGGATAGTCAGCTATGAAAGCAGCTTTAGCATTTACAGGACCGAAACCTTTTACCATAAGTTTAGTGTTCTATACTTTCCTCTTAGTGAAATCTATAGTGTCATCAAATCGCCCTTCACTTTTAGCTATAAATTCTTTAATAGCAGCTAACATATCTTGTCTATCAGCATTTGATATATAACTTATTCTCCCAGGTTTAAAATCAAACATAAATAAAGCAAAACCGTATTTCTCATCCCCCTTGTTAACCTGCTCTTGGATTACTCTTCCAATAATATTACCTATATCATTCATCAATTGTCTAATATTAGCTGGTATAGGTTCTTCTTTTCGTATTGCATTTTAAGCTCTCCAGTACTTAAAACCTAAGCCGCGTTCGGTGGTAGGATCAGTTCCAACATCTGTGCAGATCCCAATTCTAGGTTCTTTCGGAACCCTCCTCCGATATTGTATACCTTAGCTTCTAGGTTTTTGTGCGCGCGACTTACCTTCCTTTAAACTTCACCCTAGTCTAGAAGGAAGGAGCTTGTGCTCCGTATCCTTTCGGGTGAAAGCTATTAATAACATTAACTAAGTGTCCTTCCACTGTTTCCACTCCCCAGGCTGCATCAAAAGGTTTGTGAAGTACAGAATCTGTGTCGAAAGCATAATCCACAGCTTTAACTTCACGTCCGTTGATAGCAGAATCTACCAATAGAAAATAAGACTGAGGGAAGAACTGCATATCTCCCAGCATACTAATGTTGTTGGACTCTGAGTTAAAGATAACAGTACGAGTTTTACCTTTGTACTGTCCCTCAATAATCTCAATGTCCACAAAGTAGTGAACAGACTTTCCACTACTGGAGTTTTTAGGTCCAGTGATAGAAGCAATCTGAGAAGGATATATGTTAGCAGGCACTACTGTTGTTTGTAGGGCATCTGCTGGTGAAAACTGAATTACAGGCATCTGGTTTAGCTCCTTTATGTTATTTAACTACTACTTCTGATTCTACTCTAGCTTTACCTACAAGATCCAGAGTAAACTTTCTAAAGTCTTTGCTGGTGATATCATGTTGACCAGGCTTTAAATTAGGGAAACTAGTACAAGCTATATCCCCAATATATTCTACAAAGAATCTTTCGTCACCTTGAACCATCTGCCGGTCAAATCTAAAGATATGGTCAAAGTATATACTCATGTTGGCACTAATTTTATCCCGTAGGGAGAGTTTTTCGCCTACTTTTATACTATCCGCGTACTGATCTTTATAAGTCCGGCCACGAGAATCTGTTATAAGTGGCTTATCATATTTATCAACTACATGTGCGGTCATAATAACATTGATAGGGAGAGAGCGTAAGAAGCTTAAGTAACTATTCATACCAGTAGACTCGAATCCATAATCTTCAGGTCCAGGCATGTTAAGAGTACCTAGTTTCTTTCCTTTACCATCTGCGTGGGTTAAAGGTGTAGCGTCAATAATAAGATTACCACAAAAAGCAGTAGCAGAGTCACTTACATAAGTTTCATAGGGCGAACGACCTGAGCTAATTAAGGTAAGAAAAGCATCAAGATCTTCATTAACACGCTCAAAAAAAGTCTTTGTATTACCAGCGATTCTTGGAGGGAAATAATCATAATCTATACGAGAAAGATCAATCCAGGATGCTCCTAAGATTCCCCTGATTCTACCATCACCGTCCAAGACTTTCAGTCTCTTCTGCTTATTATCCCCAAGCCAAGAACAAGCTGCAACAGTTTTACCACTGTGCTTAGGCCCAACAAAAAGAGCCATGAATCTTGATTCGGGGGTTAAGTTAGAGGCTATGGGCATATTCCTTCTTTTCTATCTCTCTAATTCGCTTAGAAAGATCGTCTATTCTTTTACTCTAAATCCAAGCTACTAACAGCCAACCGTTAAGACTGATAGTTAAAACTAGAGGGAAAGTTACTTGAATAAATAGTTCCATTTAGGTACTCACCTTAGGGTACTTTTCGTCCGGTAAGGCTAAAGCCCACTGCATAAGTTCCTGCGGCTTTTTATTCTTAGCTGTGCTTCCAGTCATCTCCTCAAAGCAGATAGCTAGTCCCATACCTAAACCTTGGAAGAAAGCTAAATCCACTTGCTGTTCAGCTACTGACAACATATAAGCCACAACCCGACGCGCAATACGTATTCCGGTCTTATCCATTCTCTTCATCCTCTATTCTAAACCTGGGCAGTTCTGGTAGTGGCGGATCAAAGTTTAGTTCTGGATTCTCTTCAAGAGGTAAGGATTCGGTCTTAGCGAAGGATTCGGTTCCAAGGTACTGTGTAATCTCAAGAGCCTTACGAGCCATACGACCCTTTTTAGTATTTGAACAGTTTAAGCATCTAGGCTCTACTCTCTTCATGTCTTGGAAGGTAAGTTTCATCTGTGCTCCACAAATATTACATAGACTGTACTTACCTACCACTAGTTCTCTGTGTGCGTAGTGAGTGCAATCAGGGGCATTACACTTCCAGAATCCGGGCTTGCCTTTGAACTTAGCGTAAGTATGAGTGTGTTTGAGGCTAGGCATGGTTATTTTCATCCTCCTCTATGTCAGTAAGTCTATGTTCATGGTCCGCTACAGCTTTAACTAGGACTGTAAACATAGCTTCAGACTTACCTATATAGTCATCAATTTTAGCCATATAGGTTTGCATCAGTCCGCTAAGATTCTCCACTGTGTGAGTAAGAGCATCTACTCTCTCAGTAAGTTTATCTATAGGTGTCACCACGGCCTCCAAGGATTCTCATTGATTTTGAAAAGTCTAGACTCCTCTCTGCTAGCTATTTCAGGATCAGTTGATTCACACAAGGAAGTATACCAACACCAGGAAGGTTTAGTTAAATCATAAGTAAGCTTACCTCCAGAACAAGCATTCCAGTTACGTTCTGATTCTTGCTTATTACTGAAAGCCTGCACAGTTTTCTTCATACGATAGAATACTTGAATCAAACGCTTATGCCAGATTCCTAACTCAACCCGGTTCATATTAACTATATGTCGTTGAAGGGTTATATCTTTCTCTACCTTATCTGTTAGTCTAATATAGTTAATCAAGCCCATAGGGAGCTTCGTTATAAGCATGTAATTCTTCATTTGGATATTTTTATCGTATAGGTAATAAGTCTTACCCTGAATCTTATGATCCATGAAACAATCAAGACCCTGCACTTTACCTATCAGGTCTATCCGACCTTCAAGTACAAACAGGTTATCCTGATCTTCGTAGATAGTCTCACTGAACCCGACTTCTACGTGTTTCTCACTTAGTGGTTGGATATCATCTCGCTGATAGTAACCTACATAGTCTACTATTCTCTTCCGTACCTTCTTTCTGACCTTATCAGGGAGTTCTAGCGACTTGGGACGGAAGTTAGAGCATCCTCTTTTAATCATAGAGCAACGAGAACATTCTACTATCCCTAAGGTAGGTATTTCAGTATGATACTCTTTAGCACACCCGCATTCACATTGGTTATTATCCGGATTGTAAGCATCCATTAGGAGCATAGTATCATTAAGACCAACTCCACGAGCTTTACACTGATAATATATCTCTAGGAGCTTATGAGCATAAGACCCCATATTCAGGGATTCATCTTGTTGGTATCTTATGGGTACAAGCCGCTTAAGATACTGGTTAACCCACTTTTGCGGACATTCTAGAAAGCAGCTTATCTGGCTGCTATCAACAGCAAGGGTAAATTTAGGCATCGGTTAATTTTTATCCTCTAGTTTAGAGATTCTCTTATCATGTTCAGCAAGTAACTTGAAAAATTCCTTTAGATCTTTCTCGATAACTTCAATTCTGCGTTCTAGACTATTGAACAGTCTGTAGTTAAGAATAAGTGCTGTTACTGATACTAAAACAGCACTGCTAGAGCTAATTAGAGCTACAATTACGGTATCTGTCACAGTAGTTTTCTCTCCTTGCTCTCAGTTCCTAGAGCCTGAGTAACCACTGCATCCCTAGCACTCTTTTTCCCAGCACTGTGTGCTTCAAGAGAATAACCAAGGAAGCTAGTAGTATCAGTAAACTTAACTCTTTGACTAAAGAAGTCTTTGACCTTATCATAAAGTTGTATTCCTACCTCGTCACTTAATTTAATTTTAGTAAAACGTTCCTCTAAACCTACTGCGAAACCTTTCCAGAAGCTCATCTTGTAACTTGCTGATGGATTCAACTTCCATCCAGTTGCGCAATCTCTTATACCCTGGTTAAGTAGTACCTTGATAGTGTAATCTACTATCTGACAGTTAACCCGGAATCCGAAAAGCTTCACTTGCCCTTTTAAGTTGAAACAAGCATAACAACCAAAGCTTTCTCCTACCAGACTAGCTATCAGACAAAGCTTCTTAGCATCAAGATAGAAGATTGGCCGGTCCAACTTAAATTCGGATTCGATTATTTCCGGTTCCGCCCCATTAAGTAAAGCTTCTTCACTAAGTGAGTACTTGAGCATTAGGCGTTGAGCTTGCTTAAGAGCTAAGAGCTTCTCAGCTTCTGTAGCTCCTGAATCTTCAGAAAGAGCTATGAGCTTCTTTATTTTATCGATTATGCTAGAGTTGTCCATTATTTTATCTTAAATCCTCCTGTAACGTACTTTTTCAGCACACCCCTAGAGTGTAGCATAGGGGGTTCCCCTCTTGCAAGCACGCTGTTTTTGAGCGACTTCCCTCAAGTGAAGGCGTACAGCGTTGAGCACGTTAGATTGATGGAAAGGGACCAGTTCCTCAAATTGATTCGCTGGTAAGCCTCCTGGCTTCAAAGCGTGACGTTCTGAGGGTAGCTTTGAGCGGGTCCATTTTATGAAGGTTTTGGGGGGCTTGACTACTAGTTCCTTAGTAGGTGCTACTTTTCTAGCATCCCTAGACGCTCTAGGTGTAGCCTGCTTGAAAAAGTGCTTATCTCTATGCTTTTCTCTAGAAGTCAGTCTTTTATCATTAATATATGTCTTTTTATCTTCTAATGTGCTAAATAGCATAGCACCAGCTAGTGAGTTACATTTCTGACATGAAGGAACTAAATTCTCTCTGATATCTTCACCTCCTAATGAATAAGGTATTATATGGTCCCAAGTGTTAGCTAGTTCATCCTTACAGTAGAAGCATAGAGTAAGGTGAGGGATAATAAACTTTAACTTAGGCCTGCCTTTGTACTGTCTAATAGGCTTATCCTTAACCAGGATACTATCTCTAGCATATTCTCTTGAATCCAGCTTCATTTAGGTATTACCTTATAAGGTACTTGATTCAAGCTATGCCATCTATTAACCCAGTAGATAAACCTCTTGAGTGGTAAGGTTTCCAAGTAGACTGTAACGTATCGGCCATCAGCAAGTCTTTCTTTCACTGATATTAAGTGTACGTTATCTTCTATATTCCGCATGAAGTCACTTAAAACCGAGTTAGGCCCGCGTAGGGAAGGTTTAGTCATACTTTAGCTTCCCTTATCTACATTATATACTGGAATTGCAAATCTTGTTGGATCAGGGTTACTCCAACAGTATATTGCATACCATAAGAGAGCTAGACAACCTAGTATTAACCAAAAGTTAGCTAGTTGCTCACTTTTCTTTAAGTTTTCTTCTCTTCTTTTATTCATAACCTATTCGACACAGTCCTCTCTACTAGATTCCTAAATGAATCCACATCAGTCTCTAAATCAAAGTTATTGTAGACAGTTTCACCTACGGCTTGTTTCTTACTCTCAATAAGATCATAAAACCACTCATCAAGAGTACCTCTACATATAATGTATTCCACATTGGTTGGATTCTTTTTGATACTTAAATCCGGATTGTAGAAGCGAAATTCAAATTGTGACTCTATCTCCCCATTCCACTGTCTTTCAAGTACTAGCACGTTATCACAGTAGTGAAAGTCCATACCTACTCCGCCTGCTAGCATATTTATGATTAGGAATTGCTTATTACTCTCAGCCCAGTTCCGCATGATCCAGTCTTTCCGGTCTGAATTATCTTCACCGGATAGCTTAAAGCAGTGGTCAGCACCACCTAAAGCTAGGTAGAGAGTATCCCGAACTGACTCATGATGAATACCTATAGCATATTTAGCTTCAGTCTCATTTCTGCAATCCTCAAGGTAGTCTTGGGACCAACATACTTTCATAAGACCACACAAGCGGCGGAGTTCAGTCATCTCAGCTAGGGAATCAAAGAAAGTTAGCTTAGCCTTACTAGCTAGTTTAAGCTCTAGCTGGTCTAGAACCTGATTATACTTCTTAGCTAGGAGGGTCTTATCAGGGTCTATTAGTGTGTAAAGTTTATTCAACTTTGGTAATTCCTTGTATACATCCTCCTTTTCTCGCCGGATTAAAAAGGAAGCTATTTCACGTTTAAAGTCTCCTAGCTTCCAATCTTTAACCCTACTGTAAGGGCGTTGTCCTGTGGGATCTAGCCAGTTATTCTTGAAACGCTCAAAGGATGAAAATTTTTCCGGGTTAACTAAGTTAAGGGGTACAAAATATTCTGAAGCCCGGTTTAAGATAGGAGTACCAGTCAGTAAGACTATACCACAGGGTTTAAGTTCTGGGTCATCCTTATCCTGTTCTGAGGAACCAGCAGTTATAGACTGGTACCAGGAGCACTTAGGACACTTGGAGTGCTTGTATACAGTCTTCAAGCCTATCCGCTTATCTATTTTCTGGATAGACTTTTCTTCCCACTCTGTAGAACACTTAGGACAGGTAAACTTTATAGACTGGGGAAGCTCACCTGTATTCTGGAAAGCCATAAACTCTACTAGAGCTTGTGATCGGTTAGAGTCAGTGTTCTTGTAGGAGTGAGCTTCGTCAGCGATGATAAGTTTAAAGTGAATCTTCCGCAAAGCTTCTTGGATAGTAGGCTTAGCGAAGGTATCCATACTTATAATGTAAGCGGAGAAACCTGGGGGAATCCAAGCCTTGGAACCAATGATAGGAAAGATTCCATTGGGGAGTGAGTCACACCATACTTTATACTCACGGCACCATTGCCACAAGTTTGCACCTTTAACCAGAATAAGTGCAGGAGTCCTATCCTTGTAAGCATGCTTGAGAGCTAGGAGAGCTTGCGGAGTTTTACCTAAACGCATCTGGTCCGCTACAATACAGTTAAAATCGGACTCTAGTATAAACTGGATTCCATCCTCCTGATAGTGTCTAGCAGCTTTACCGGAACCATCCACAGCATTAAAATCAATGCTATCCTTGGATAAGTGGGTTATATCACGTGCAAAGGAGTGTCCACAGGTATAGGAGAATAACTTCTCTCCTCCTAGCTCTAGTTCCTCTTTAAGCTTAAGCTGCTTGGAACATATAGGGCAAGTGTAAGTTAATTTAGGCATTATTTATATCTCTCTTTAACTCTAATTCTCTCTTGTAAAGACTGTGCCATAGGGAATTCTAGCATTTTGTATTGTAGGTTTATCACCTACTATTCATAGATTTGTCATGCTTTTATTTTACCATACCCTTAGTGGAATGTCTATAGTACCGCCGGTTCATTTTTAGTCCTAGAGGTCCTGTAGGTACTAGTACTAGTGGGTTGGTAAAGCTTTCCGTCTGTGAGGAGAAAAGCTTTCACATCTAGAAGTACTCCTAGCTGTACAGTTGAAAAGGCGCTGTTACTCCCCTGGCAACCCGCGATACGTTCGTTAAGATAATCTAAAAGTTTCTCATTGAGGTCTGTCATTGGTTTATTCTATCCTATGTGGTTTATTCTACCTTACGCTGTAACTTCATAACTCTGGCTACCATTTCTCTTGCAGTGGGTTCGTCAAATCCTGATCTATTTTGTAAATCCTGTATTGCTTTGTTAAATTGAACTAGAAGCTTCTTACCTACTTCAGCTTCCTTAATATCATAAATCTCCATAAAGTGTGCTAGTTGTATATCCTGTGCTCTGATCTTAGGTTGTGGACGAGCAGAGGTAGAAGCTTCTACCCTAGCTACGGAAGCTTTCTGTTTCTCCCGAAGTTCTAGAAGTTCCTTATTAAACTTAGGATCTTGCTTTAGTAACATCCTTTGGAAAGAAGCTATAGCCTCAAGTCTCTCTATGAACATGGTCTTTTCAAGATAATCCATGTTTTGGACAAGCTTGTGACCTTCTATCTCCGCATTCTCCCTGTTAGTCTTAGCATTAAGTTCTAGTTCAGGTATTATAGCTAGTCTGCAAAGGTTAGCGAAATCATAAGTACTTTGCCTAACAGTTATCTCAGGATCGTCTATCTTTCTCTGTTGTATGATCCAACAGGAAGCATGAGTAACTGTTATCTCAGAATAGTCTGGAGGTGTACCGTTACTTAAAGCTGACCGGCTTAAAGCTGACCGGTGTTCACGTAAAGCTTTAAGGCAAGTAGTATTCTCAGCGGGTGAAATATCCTTTTCGCAATAGATACACTTCCTATGCTCGTGACACAAGCTGTAACCTGAGTCCCGTGAGTCTTGGCCTAGTGGTTTCTGACAGATTACACATTCTGTAAATTCTGCCTCTTTAGTGAGAAGTGGTTGGGTCATGTTTTATTGTCACCTCCACTGGGATTGTAAAATGATATGGTGCTTTAAGTACAGACCAGAACCAACCTAGTGACCATCCGGTTAAAGTTATTCCTAAAATTAAGTTAAAGTTATCACTCATATTCTATCCTTTCTTAGAGCTTTAGCGGATAGTTCTCTTAGCGCGCCGAAGCTCCCGCTGTTCCTCTATGCTAAGAGTTTCCTGGAAGCGCTTAGCCTGTAAGTTCTGAATATCTTCCAGTACCGCTAGTGTCTGCCCGCGTATTGCGGAGTCAGCTTCCAAGTCATCATCTTCTATAAGTTCTAGCAGGTAAGTAACTTCGTTATAGAAAAGCTTGTAAGACCTAGGCTGCTTTCTGATAGCCATAAGCTTTTCCACTGTCGTGATACGGATCTCTACTGTGTAGGCAGTATCGAAATCAAGTTCTGATATCAGGTTAAGCAGGTAATCTATCTCTTCAGTTGTTAGTTGAATGAACTGTGCCATTCTTTTATCTTATCCTTTCTTTTTTAAGCTAAGCTACAGGGGAAGCTAAGCTACAGAGGTCTTATCTTCTTCTGTGAGTCCCGTAGCTTCTTAGATTCGATCAGGTTAGCAATCTCTTTTTCTATTGCAGCTAGGTGTGCTTGTTCTTTTTCTAAAGCTGTAGGCTGTTTATGTTTTGCTTTATTTCTAAAAAGTACTTCTGGTGCCCAAATTTCAGGATTCAGAACTCGATGATCTTTTTGTTTAGGCTTAGTGGCTTTAAGTGCTGATCCTAAGAATGATGGTTTAATAGCTTTTATAGTTTTCTCAGTTATTGTAGGAGTATCTTTATAACCTAATTTATAGAGATGTTCTCTAAAATCAGAAGGTGATAGCCTAGAACCATTCGCTAGTACATTAATAGAATGTTCTAAGAACCAGCGTCTAGAATCTATCCATATGATGAATTTAGCTTCTGAAGGTTTATTCGCAGCAGTCCATGTGGAATAAGCTTGATTCTCTTGACTTAAAACTAAGGTTTGGGTATTCTTACCGGGAGGTAAGTTAGGAGTATTAGCTGGAAATACTTTATAGACTCTAAAAAGTTCTAAGGGTTGATCCTGTGATACTTGTGAGTAGGCTTTAGAAAGTGGCTTTTTATGATAAATAAGCATAGCTTTAAGTATCCTATAGCTGATACGTAGAATTTAAGGGTACTAGTACCTTACTAGGGTAAAGCCCTGATGAGTGCTGAAGTGATGCGTAACTCATGGAATCCTGAGTGTATACCATGTATAGGAATGATGCAAGCTGTTTATTTGCTTCAGAATCATAGGATTAGCGAGTACCCTACTCACTGGAGAAGTGTACCCCTATACCCCCTATGGTGTACACATGGTGTACAGTGACTCAAGTTATTGATGTTATTAGTCTTACATAAAAGCAAAGCAGTACAGTAGGTAGCGCTAAAGGTGTTTTTTTTTTATTTTTATTATATATATTATTATCATATATATACAGACACACAAAATCCTATTCTGGGAACGGGGGGGGGGGTAGCGATTAAAGGGGTAGGGGGGTAGTAAGCTAAGTCCTTATCCCTCTATCGTGTTAGGGCTTACATGCGTACCCTATTGTGACCCCACTGTAGGCGCATCGTAGTCTGGAGTGTCGGAACTGGCGTCCAGGACTTCAGGGAAATGTAACAAACGAGCCTTACATTGGCTTAGGAGTCAAAATTTTGCGTATTAACTAGATTTAAGGTAAAAAAGTGTGGGTTATCTGACACGTCAAATTTGTAAGTTAGTCATTCTAGAGAGCTTAAACAGTGTGAATCTCAGGCACAGGGTAAAACTACGTATCAGCTGGATTGATTTACCTTAAATCTGGATTTAACTTTCAGCCAAGCTAACTTCCAGCCAGAGGCTTGACAAGTTCCCAGGGGAAGTGTTAAGGTCTGAATATGGATAAATTAACTTTAGTTGCTGCATGCAGAGCTGCTCAATCGGTACGCAGATTTCATCCCAACCCACCCCTGAAGGTAAAAAAAGATGTTGACAACCTCTAGTGCTTCCTGGTATCCTAGATTTTCAGTAGAGGAAAGGGGAATCCAAGGAATGAGCGCACTAGTAATCAGAACCGAAATCGATCAGAGTTTAGCAGTAGCAACCCGGCGCGGGTCAAAGCGCAGAAAGGTAGTTAAAGAGATGAGTGATGAAAACGTGCAGGTACAGGATGAGCAGGAAAGCCAGCAAGCTAGCCCTGCTACAGGCGGGGAGACTAAGGAGTCTCAGAAGACTGTTTTTGACCTTAAGACTTTCGACAATGTGCTTCTGAAAAAGACCTACACTGTCCCAAAGAAGCCTACCAGTATTCAGGAAGTCCTAGCCACAATGAATAACGATACCAGTGCTCTACTGGATCTTATCCATGCAGGGCTTATCAAGCAGGTTCAGGATGCAACCTATAACAGCGATGCAAATGATGGGTGGTTCCTGACTGACAGTGAGAATAACATTACTACCACTCTTTATACTGGTAGCTATGCGGATAAGAACAAAAAGGCAATGATCGATGCCGCTGTACTGACTCTTGCCAAGCTTAATGGATACGATAAGTCCATGAGCGCGGAAGATAAAGAGGCAAAGAAAGAAGCGGCGAGGAAGTTCCTCCGTGAGAATCCGGCAATGCTGGGAGGATTGCAGAGCTAAGGCAAAGCTAAGGCAGGGGGGCTAGACTAAAAAACTAACTCCCTAGCCTAAAAACTAACTCCCCCCGGACTTAGTAGTGACTTTTGGAGGGGAGTGAGTTAGTGAGGGGGAATAAGGGAGATCCTTTCTCCCACAAATAAGTATAAGCTATAAACAACTATCCTCTAGAGAGTACTCTGGGGGGTAGTCTGCTTTGTGTTTCGGAGTACTTTAAAGTATAAAGCGGGCCGGGCCGGGTTGCAAATGAGTTGCAGGTAGCCTAAAACATTTTATGGGGTGAAATGTTGTTACGCTCCAGGTTGCTTCTTGTTATATTTTAAGTACCCTCTAACGTTAGAGGTTAGGCTGAGAAAATGCCTTGGGTCAGGATGCAACCTGCAACCTCCAAGGTGTTTTAAGCGAGTCTGAGGTCTTGAGTTATTGCGGACCTACGTGAATTCTCCGCCTATACCTAATGGAGGGTTTATTTAAACTCTAAAGGAAACTAAAATGACGAATAGAAGTTTTACTTGGATCAATGAGAACCAGGAGCATAGTGATTCTGATTACGCCCGCGCTAAAGCTTTAGCTAAGAAATGGAGCGAACTTGAAACGCAAAGGGAGAACAAATACTATGACTCTTTAGCTAGGAATGAAGACGGCTGTGATTATGATCCATTTGAGGATTGCGAGTGTGAGTACTGTTTAGTCGCTAACCATACTGAGTGTGAATCTAGGAAGCAATGGCAAACTGATAGAGATGCTAAACAGGCTGAATTCGAGCTTGAAATAGAGTTAGTTGAAGATAAGCTCGAGGCAATAGGTGCTAGAATGATGCGCCCTTATGAGCATTGGAACGAGGATGAGAGGTACATGGAGTACATGGAGAATAGATATGACTACTAACTACGGACAGGTGTGGAATCTGCTCTGATAGAGAAAGTAAAAGTCAAGTACTAATTTAAGTACCAGTACTAAGTAGGGATGGACTCCCCAAAAGTACTGGTACTTTTTTAAAAATCGGCCCCCCACTTTCACTTTCACTTTCACTTTCACTTTCACTTAGATAGCTGAATAGGTTAGAAACAGGAGAACAAATGAACAAACAGGAAATAAAGAATATACTAAATAAAGACTGGACTCAGCGCCGGCTCAGGCAGAAGTTAAGGAATGAAAAGAATTCCGCACTGGTTAAAGCTTGGAAGCTCAGGGAAGCTCTGCTTGGGGACTCAGAAGGACAGGAGCAGGTGGAAATAAAAAGGGAGGCGCATTACTTAGATTCTTCCAGTAGGCTAGAAAAAACTCCTAAGCTAGAAAAAACTTCCAGTAAAAAAACTAAGAATTAAAAGAGTTAACAATTGTGAATTCTATGCTAAAATAAGATTACAACTTTATCCTGCCTGTTTTCAGTGGCTTACAGCCAAGCGCTATTGACTTCACTCAGGTCACGAGCTACACTTTTCTTATTACAAGCGCAGTTCTAATATAACCTATTCTACCTTACCATTGCTGCTTAGTCCCCCCGCTTAGGAGCAAAGCTGGATGCACTCAGTACAGGTTCCAGGACAGGTAGATGCCTTAAGAGAAGATTACGTACAGGATAGGATTCAAAACTCTCCACTTAAAGCTTTAGGCTTGGGCTTCTTAACCTCTAAAGATTTAGGAAACTCACCCGCCGGGCCAGCTACGAGTAACAGCAGGCTAATAGAATCAGACCTAGTATACATAAAAGACTCCATAGCTTTAATCCTGTCTGAGATTTGTACCCCGCCTCTTAGTCCTACCTACACAGAAGTTCTGGATGCAATCCGGGTTACTCTTGATTCTTTCAATAACTTAACTCCAGTAGACTTGAAAGTTCTAGTAGAAGCTATGAGTGATAGAGCTTCTTGGGATTTTGTACCTGAAGGATTACAGAAGGAATTAGCAGAGTTAGAGGATGAACAGGCTGCTAGACCTCTGGAAGGTGGAGGTTACTAATGCCCTTAATAAAACCTGAAGTTCAACAAGTTCTAAGGAAAGCTGGACTTCTTGAGGATGAAAAAGCTGATAGTGGATCTTTTGTTGATGGTCTGACTAGTGCTGGTCTTACTAATGAGACTATCGCGGATGAACTAGTATCTTTAGCACTCCATTCCAATAATGAAGCACTAAAACTAAGAGCACTGGAAATAGTAATGAAGGCCCGTGGTGCTCTTAAAGAAACACCTGTTCAGGTACCTAGTTTTACTGTTATCATACAAAGTGATGGGCAAGACTTAACTAAAACTAAGGGTCTTGCTTCACACTTATTTCCTAGACAGTCCTTACAGGGCTTGGACTCTTCTTATGAGTCTGTTGATTCTGTTGATTCTGATTCTGAGTCTGAACAAGAACAGGTTAATTAAAGATGGCTACTTCAAATCCAAATCCCACCCAGACACCGGTTATGGGATCTTCTGCTAATTCCCTAAATAAAGTTCAGAGATTCTCTAATCTTTGGACTCTTCATTACCGTCACGGAATGAATGCTACTCTCACTAAGAACTTTCTTTGCGATGGTAACTTACAGATTGCAATAAAGAAAGCACAACTGCACTGTCAAATTATGGGTTATAAATATATATGGGTTCGTCCACTAGTATGCGACATAGAGGCGGAAGAAGAGTATAAGTTAAAAGGCAGCTCGCCGGAAGAGGTTTATTCTGGGTTGGGTCCGGGTTAAGATTAAAGCTATGCCTTCAGTATCAGTAGCTCAAAGACGCTTAATGGCTCTGGCAGAACATCACCCTTCACAAGTTTCAGCTAAGAACAAGGGTGTTCTGAAGATGAGCCATCAGCAACTTCACGATTTTGCTTCCACTAAAGAATCTAAGCTTCCCGCAAGCGTGTCTAAGGCCAGTAAGAAAATCCAAACAGTAAGGAGATCAAAAAGATGAGCTTTTTAGCTTGGATCACTCCTGTACCACAGGGGTTACATCCATCACATCCAATAGTTTTACCTCCTGACCAGCCTCCAACACAGCCAGGAGTCCCTGGAGTTCCTACGCATCCAATAGTATTACCTACGCCGCCAGTAGGTGAACATCCTTCACACCCTATAGTATTACCACCGGTCCCGCCAGATCTTAAACCGGAACATCCAATAGTTCTACCTCCGCAAGTTCCAGGTGTTCCAACACATCCTATCTTCTTGCCAGTAGAACCTACTCACCCAATAGCACTACCTCCTGGTTCTGTATGGCCTCCACTTCCTTGTGATTCTGGGGTAGGAGGAAAAGGTGTTCTTTTAGCTAATATTGTAGGAGTAGGACTACGCTGGCTGAGTGTAGATCTACCTTCAGAGTATCCTCCTGGGCCGGGCCAGAAGTAAGTATCAGCAGGATTTAAGTAGGAATAGGGCTGGGCTTGATAGTCTGGCCCTTCCAAGGAGTCTAAAATGTTTGGATCGGATTTAGAAGAACGGCGTAGGAAAGATAATCCAAAGGCTATACAAAGTACTTCTAGGAATAAACATGCGTTAATGGAAAGAACTAAGCGTATGGATCATGGTAGAATCGCGGATCACTTAATGGGTTGCTGCGATGATGACTGTGAGATATGTGATATGGGTGAGTCTGGTGAGATGGTGGATAAAGATGATGAGGGTTCTGGAGATATTCATAACTATGGTACAAGATCTAGTAAGGAATATGAAGATAAAGGTGATACAGTGGATAGGGAAGGATCTTCAGTCAGTCCTAGAGGAAGAGATGCTTCTAACAAAGTTAAAAATAGATCCGAAGCTGAGTTCGGTGAGAGAGGTTCTGGAGCGGATTTAGTAAGGGCAGGGGATAAAGAGTATCGCGGGTCCGAAAAACACGATAAGCACAATCTTCTGAGGCACGGTCAGAGTACAAAGCACCCTGGATTTGCTGCTGTAGCTAGTAAGATCGCCTCAAAACAAGGTGTGAGTAAGGATGCTGCTAGAAGAATACTAGCTTTTAGGACTAGACATGCCAGTGCTGCGGCTAAAAAAGCAAATCCAAGACTTGCTAGGGTTAAAGAATAGCAAAAGGAGAAAGAAATGGCACAACAAACATCCACAGAATCCTCAACTGCAACGCAAAAACCTGATATTAACCTTCCACTGCTTGGACTTATGCAGTATAACCGGTTTTCAGGTAATCCTCCTGTGCTGACAGCACTTAAACCGGGTCAGGTTAGAACTCCCGATGAAGTTTTAAGTGATGCTGCGGGAGCTTTTGAATCTGAAACAGGTTATCCTTGGCTAGTTCAGGTTCCTTTCAACCCTGTTTTAGATCTTTTGGACAAACTTGAGAGCCAGAATAAACAACTTCATGCTCAATTAGAGAAAGCACAGGCCCAAGCTAAATCTGGCCAGGTGGTTCAGACTAATCCTAAACACTAGGAGTTAAGCACTAAGGAGCTAGAAATGGCTAGACTACAATCTGTAACTCAGCAACACTTTCTGGAGAGGCAAGCTTCACCTTTAGGTTCTAGATATTTTAGTGGAATGAGTGGAACTAGTGAAGGTGTTCCTAGAATGCACCCCTTAACTTCTAATATGTCTAGTGCTTTCAAAGCTGGTGGGCTGATACACAGCCTTAGGATGAAGAAAATAGGGTTCCCTAAAATACCAGGACTACCTAGAGTTTAACCAGCGTGGATCTGAATGTTAAATTCGCTAATCCTCAACAGGAGAAGTTCTATCACGCTACAGCTAGGAATGCCTGTTTTAGTGGTGGATTCAATAATGGTAAGACCTGGGTAGGTTGTTTCAAGTCGATAAATCTACTTAACCTGTTTTATAATTATCGTATGATCATAGCTCGACAGAGGTATAGTGATCTTAAGAAGACAACAATGCAGACTTTCTTTAAGATCTTACCAGCGGAGTTGATTGAATCTCACAGTGAGCAGGATGGGAATACACTTTTAAAGAATGGTAGCAGAATATATTGGATACACCTAGATAATGTAGATGAAAACACGTTACGTGGTATCGAACCTAATTCTATTCTAATAGATCAGGCTGAAGAAACTGAAGAGAAAGTATACGATGTGTTGGATAGCCGTGTAGGAAGATGGGATGGAGTGGTAGTTCCAACTTGGCTTCAAGAACAACATCAGGAAATCTTCGGAACTGATTGGCCTAAAAATAAATACGGTAAGTTTATTGTTCCTTCCTACCTAATGCTGCTCTGTAACCCTGATACGGAATTCCACTATATCTACAGGAAGTATCATCCTGAGTCTAATGATCGTGTGAAAGATTATTTCTTCTGTGAGGGTGCTTGGCAACGTGACCTAGGTTCTGAGGAAACTTATGATAATGCTCTTGGTAGGGATAAAGAGTGGCAGGATAAGTATATATTCGGTAAGTGGGGAATAGCTAGTTCTGCAATACATTATGTGAGGAAGGAATCTATACTTAACTTTGATAAAGAGTTACTTGAAAAGATTATACATAAAGGAAACCTATTCAGGATACTAGATCATGGGGATGCTTCACCTACATGTTGCTTGTGGATAGCAGCTATAGATGGTGTTTATATTGTATATAGAGAATATTATGTAGCCGGTCAGATTATTTCTTACCATCGGCGTGAAATCTCTGCTATGAGTGGAAGTGAGGATTACTCAGCTAATTATGCTGACCCTCAGATCTTCAAGAAGACCAATCAGAAAGCTGGTGGCTTCTGGTCTATAGCTGATGAATATATGGATTCTACTCTTGAAGCTCCTGAGTTAGTGTGGATACCGGCGGATAATAATGAATTCGCAACGCGGAATCGGATTAATGAATTACTTGCACCCTCCTTTCGCTATAAACACCCTATAGCTAAAACTCAGCCCGCCCCAGGACTTTACTTTTTGAAGGGTGACTTTGATTATCCTTTTGGCTGCCGGGAAGCTATCAGGGAGATAGGATTACAGCGGAAAAAACTTGTAGGTACTGTGGATGGTAAGAGTTTCTACAGTGACGATAGAGAAATTAAAGTAGCTGATCACTCATATGATTGTATAAGATATTTTGTAGCTATGCACGGCTCGCAACCTAAACAGGCACTGAGAAAACCTTCCAGGAACAGTTTTGCTTATTTCAATAGTTTACTTAGTAGGTCACTTGGTGGACATGTGTCTAATGCGGCTAGTACTGAATAGTGGTTGACATGGTTGGTTCTGACATGCTAAACTGGATTCATGAGAGAGATAACGCTATGGAAGCGTGGTGATCGGCGTGCCGGCTGTGTTGCGTTGGTGGATGACTGGAAATATGATATGATAAGGAAACATGATTGGTTTCTTAATATAAAAGGAAAATATAAATATGCTATCACTATAATAGATAAAAAACATATTTATATGCATCATTTTATCTTACCATTAGAAGGTGCTGATTTAATAGATCATAAGGATGGCAATGGCTTAAATAATCAAGAAGAGAACTTAAGACGGGCTACAAAATCTCAAAACATGCAGAATTCTAAATTAAGATCAGATAATAAAAATGGGCATCGTGGTATAAGTTATGTACCACATCTAAATAAGTGGAATGCTAGAATATATGCTAATAAAATTCGGTATAATCTTGGTTATTTTCCAGATAAAGAGAAAGCTGTAGAAGCTTATAATATAGCAACTAAGAAGTACTTTGGTGAATTCTCTAATTAATAGTTAGTAATTCTGCTACTAAATTTTCCCTTCTAATTACCCCTTGCTAGTAAATTCTCTAGGAGTTTACTGGTGCCTGATTACAGAACAGAATACAATCTAAACAATCCTTGGGTCAGTAGGATTCAGGGTGCTGACAAAATGTTTAAAGAATGGGAAGGAAAATTCAAGTGTAAACTACTGGAGGAGTATTATGAGGGATTTCAGTGGAAGCAACGACGAGATTATCCGACCACTAATTATAATCCTTACACTCTTAATCTTGTATACTCTACTGTCAAGATTAAGCTAGCAGGTATTCTCTTTCAAAAACCTCAGTATGTTATAAATCCGACACCTGGTAACAGTCAATGGAATCAGGACTTCGCAGTTCAATCAGCACAACTTAAAGAGAATGTACTGAATACTATAGTTGGTAATCCTAATATAAACTTCACTAAACATATAAAACGGGCCGCGATGGATAGTTTCTTCCGGTTCGGGATGATAGAAGTAGGTTATGCGAATGACTGGAGGAATCCCCAGAAGATAGACCCGGAACTAGCTAGTTGGACTGATCCGGATGTTCCAGAATCAGAAGACAGGATAGTTAAGGAAGATCCTGTACCTGTGAATGAAAGATTCTTTGTGAAGAGAATCTGGCCGCATAGGTTCAGAGTATGTGCTAGTGAAGCTACTGATCTTAATGATTGTGATTGGGTAGGATACTATGACTACTTCTATAAGAGTGTCTTAGAGAACACTAAAGGTATAGCGTGGCCGCAGGACTACTCTGGTGGATCTTATATAAGTGCTGAATATGCTAGTGGTTTTGTTGGTGGGGGTTCTGGATACACTAGTAATGATGATGTTTTAAAAACTCTATATAACAGTGGTGAAATATGTAAGGTATGGAATATCTGGGATCAAGTGCAGAAAAAGAGGCTGCTACTACTTGATGATTACGAAATGCATGAGTTATGGTCTGGAAATTACGACAGATTACCTTTTATTGACCTTCGATGGGACTTCAGAATACGCGGATTTTATCCTATACCTCCCGTGTTCCAATGGCTCTCTCCGCAGGATGAAATTAATGAAGCGCGGGAACAAGTTAGAAGCTACCGCAGAAGATTTACCCGTAAGTTTCAAACTGTTAAAGGAATGATAGATGAGGAGGAGAAGGAAAAGTTTTCTAGTGGGCCGGATGGTATCTTAGTAGAAGTTAAACAACCTGATGCTATTAAAGCTATTGATAATCCTGAAATTGGACCTACCTCTGAGAATGCTCTTACACTTGCTAAAGATGACTTTAATACCATCAGTGGAACTAGTGCTGAAGCTAGAGGACAGGATACGGATAGGGAGACTGCGACACAAGCGAAAATTGTACAAAGTAGAGCGCAGATAAGAGAATCAGCGGAACAGTTGGATTTTAGTCTGTGGTTATGCTCTATAGGTAGAGAACTGCTATGTCAGTGTCAGGAGAGACTTGTATCAGGTCTTTGGATAAAGTATACAACAAATCCTGGTCCACAGCAACCACAGCAACAGTTAACTCAGGAACCTGTTTATAGATATGTTACTAGTCAAGAAATAGATGATGGTTATGATTTTGAGATAAATTTTGATATCCAGAATGCTACTCCAGCAGCAATGGCTCAAGCTCAAACAAGTTTTGTTAACTTTATGAGTATGTGTACTCAGTTTCCTGATATAAAGATGAGTCCTAAGCTTATCAGGGAAGCTGCTTATAGGACTGGTTATAAAAATGAGGCTGTTATACAAGAGATGATACAAGTAGCACTAGCTCAAGCACAGATGCAAGCACAACAGATGCAGCAGCAAGCTACCCAAGGAGCGCAAGGAGCACAGGCACCAGGGAATCTTGCTAAAGCTAGAAATGCTCAGATGGCTGTTCCAGGTACTTCTGATGTTAATGAACAATTGGCACAACAGATTCAGTAGTGGGTGGGTTGGTTTACAAATAGGAGTTACTTATGCCAGTAGAAGAGAAAGTTGAAAGCCTCACTGAGGCAGTGACTAAGGCTGTTGAAAGCCAAGATAAGTCTGATGTTCAGGTGGAAGAAAAGCAGGCTGTGGATAAGACTGAAAGTCATGTGGAAGATAAAGTTGAGCCGCCTGGGGTGGATGAAGAGGCTATACAAGGTAAGGCTATTGTACAGATACTTAAAGATCAGCAGAAAGCCGGTGCTTTTATTGATTTCCTTGCGCGGCAGGCTGGTTATACTAAAGCTGAACTACGTACCGCGGAACCGGAACAGGCTGCGGCGGATATAAGTAAAATCTTGGAAAAACACTTAGGCCAGGAATTCTCTTTTCTGGCTCCTAAGCTTGGCCCGGCTCTTGAAGAGGCGCTGGAAGCTAAAATCTCAAGCCGCAGTACGGACTCAGATCTTCGATCTAGGGTAGAGAAACAGGAACTAAAAGCTATAGAGCAGGAAACGGCTTCTACTCATTTGGATTTAGCTCAGGAGTGGTTTGGAGCTGATGACATGCCGGATTCTGTGGTGAAGGAAATGTCCAAAGCTATGGATGAATTTCCTCCTACAGATCCTGCTATGAGTCCAGATAGGTACTACAGAAGGATCTTCGCACTAGCTGTAGGTGAACTTGGTATTCAAAAGGGTAATAAGTCTAGGAGCGACCGTGCAGATAGAAGTAGGGCTGATTCGGTTGCACGATCTTTAAGTGCTAACAACAGGGGGGTTGCACCTAGTAGTAATACTGGAGCTACTTCACGTAAGATGTCTCTAAAGGATGCTGTCTCACTTGCAATGGAACAAGTAGAACAAAGCTCCAGAAAGTAAAGAAAAACCGTGGGACTAACTTTTGGGAATGCAAGTGCTCCAAATAATATCACAACTTATTTGGATTCTGTATTCTCTACCAGCTTGGCTAACTATAGAAAGACCTTGATAGATAATATCGGTGCGACAAATTCTATCCTGTACGATCTTATCAAAGGTGAGTCTTATGAAGAAGCTGATGGAGGAACTTATATTGCTGAAGAATTAATGTATGGTCTTGCACCTGCTGACTCCTATGATGGTTATGATGATTTAAGTACACAACCTACTGATGGTATCACTCAGGCTCAGTTTGAGTGGCGCCAGATTGCTTCACCTATTAGTTACAATACTAAGGAAGTAGTTCAGAATGAGCATAAGATTATTAACTTAGTGAAAGCTCGTATCCAACAGAGTGAACTAGGCTTACAGGAAAACTGGGCACAAGCTTTCATGTGGGGTTCAGGCGCTGGTGCTATGCAGGTTCCTAAAACCTCCACTGTGAATGGTAGTTACCATGTGAATCCTTTACCAATGCTAATAAGTTATAATACTGCGGGTTCGGATAGTATTAGTGGGGCTGCTGCTACCGGCACGGCTTTAACTATTGGCGGTATTTCAGAAGCAGCACCTAATACTTGGTGGCAGAATCACTGGGGTACAAGTGCAGCTACTACTTACTCTCAGTTTATGTATGAACTTGAGGGTATGTATAACCTGACTTCACTTGGAACTGGTGGACCAGCTACACATATGTTGATGGATCAGATTACTTACCAGAATTTTATTCATGCTTACTTTGCTGTGTATAAGGCAAATGCTGATGCGCTTAACTTTGAGTATCCCTTCATTGGTAAGAAGTTCTTGAATGCTAAAGTTATCATGGATGACAAAGTTCCTGATTTCTTTAATAACAAACCAGGTACAGCAGTTGGTGGTGTAGTTAATCCTGGTTCCATGAGTTTTGGTTCTTGTGTTTATGTTAATGCGAAGTTCTTTAAGATTCGCTATCACCCTTCGCGGAACTGGGATATGTTAAAGGATGAGAATGGTAATACATTCGCAAAGCCAATCAACGGCGACAGTAGGGTAGGACACGTCGGTTGGATGGGAAACGTTTCCGTGAACAATAGGCGTAAACAGGGTGTGTTAGCGAAGTTTGCACGCTCATATGCTAGTTAACAAAGGGGTTAGTGGTTGACGGTCTGTGTACCGGATGGGGTATCGATGCTGAATCAGGTGGCTGAAAACGGACTTGAGTGGCTCACTGGAAACAGGGTAACTGTTGACAAGGTGTTACCAACCATGCTACAGTTACATCATGAGAGAGATACCCCTATACGCTTCAAGTTTAGTTGCTATAGTTGATGATGAGGATTATGCTAAATTATCCTCATATAGTTGGCTAGTAAAAATAGCCCAGGATAAACGTTATGCAATTACTATGCTTAGTGGTGGTAAGATGATTTATATGCACCAATTAATACTGCCATTAGGAGATGGTAAAAAAATGACTGTTGACCATATAAGCAGAGACACTTTGGATAATAGAAAATGTAATCTCAGATATGCTACTATGTCTCAACAAATGGCAAATAGTGCTAAGCAAGATAGATTTTTAAAATCTTGCTCATCTGAGCATAAAGGTGTATCTTGGGATAAAGAGTCTAAATCATGGAAATCTTCTATCAGGGTTAATAGAAAACTTATGAATCTTGGTAGATATAGAGATGAAGCTGAAGCAGCAGAAGCTTATAATCGAGCCGCAGTCAAGTATTTTGGAGAGTTTGCTAGACTAAATGTAGTAAAGAAAACTCCCCAACCAGTCAACACAACTGACCCCTGCCAAGGGACTGAAAATGTAAAAAGAGGGCAAGATGAGAACAAAGCTAATTGAAAGTAATAAACC